CTAGGTTCGCGGCCGAGGTCGTCCAGGTGGCATCGACGCTGGTGTCATTGGTGGCACGGAACTCGGTCGCATGGTTGCGGGCGGGGGCGGCGCCGTTGGCCTGGCCGACGATGGCGAACCCGGTGCCTGCGGTGGCGTTCTCGGCGAGGGCGTGACGGAACCCGGCGGCGGTGGCGTTGCCGACCGCGGCAAAGGCGGCGAGGGTGACCGTGAGGCTTGTGCCCGTGCCAGAGTTGGTGACCGCCTGGACGACGGCGGCGCTGCCATCGGTGCCGCCGGGGTTGACGCCGGAAAATGAGACGAACGACCAGGAGGCGCCGATCTGCGTGGCGCCACCGAAGTCGATGAGGACGGTACCGGGGGCAGAACCGAGACCGAGGGCACGGAACAGCGTTTGACGGGTCTGTCCAACAGCGACCGTCGCTACCTGGACGTAGTTGAGCCCGTTGCCGGCGAGGGCAGGAATGTCGGGCGTACCGGCGGTGACCTCGTTCGACACCCACGCCAGCACGAGGCGCCCGGAGACGGGCGTGATGCTGGCGGTCGTGTAACTGGTGGCATCGGTGTCCGATGCGGCGGTGATGAGATTGGTAGCGGCGACGGTCACCGGGGGTTACTTCCGCTGGTTGCGCTTCCATTCGTTGTAGTGCTCATAGCAGCATCCGTTCGACTTGTACTTCTCGTCGCATCCTTCGACCTCGCACCGCCGATAGTCGGCCGTGAGTTTGCTCGCCCATGGGCGGCGTTCGTACGGCTTCGCTCCAGGGTTCTTACGCTCCCAGTACCGACGAGCAGTCTGTCGGCGGCACTCACGGCAGACTCTCTGGATGCCATTCCAGTAGCTGTTGGCATCGTCGAGCAGATGCCCGTGGATACAGCAGTCTCGTTTGGCCGAAAGAGCCGCAGCCGACGTTCCCCGGAGCGTGTTGGTGCGGGGCGTGACGGGTTCAAGATGCATCGGGTTGACGCAGTGCCGACGGCGACACAGGTGGTCGATCTCGTAGCCGTCAGGGATGACCCCACCAGCAAGCCAGAACGACACCCGGTGGATGCCGTGATACGCCGCCCGTGGACACCCGATGAACTCGGCCCACGCACGGGAGACATATGTCCGGGCGTACCCGGTCGAACTGAGTGGCCCTTGCCACAGCCAACAGGGGTCGAGTAGGTCGGGCACTGGGGACGGGTCGATGACGACCCGTCCCCAGACCCGGTTGTAGAGGTCCATGCCTCCATCATACTACGACTCCAGATCATACCTTTACGAAATTGCGCAGGTCAAGGTGACACCGTTGCCCTTGGTGCCAGTGGCGCAGGCGGTGTGCTCCAGCCAGATGGACGACCCGGCCGGGCCGAGCCACATGGCCTGCTCGAAGATCTCGCTCATGATCGTGTAGTTGTTAGCGGCGTTGCTCACTGCGTCACGGGTGACACCGAAGTCCAGTTCACCACCGTCGGCCACGGCCCACACGCCGGGGGCGAAGACCGCCGTACCGGAGACGGCGGGGAACGGGATGATGGCGCCGGCGTTCTGAATCGGGAAGCGCATGTTGGCCCCGAGTGCGGCGCCGTCGTCGTCCAACGGAGTGTCGGCGTACCAGTTCATCGTGATGTTGAGCTTGTCCTTGAGGACGCTCTCGATCTCGGCCCGGCTGGGGATGCCCATCCAGTCCTCGGCGCCACGGGCGGCGTCGGCCATCCACTTGTCGGGCATCCACTGCGGGGCGAAGGCCAACAGCGGGGCGTTGCCCGGCATCCGGCGGCGGGGGTTGTCCCGGTAGGAGGCGGCGATCTCGGCCAGTCGTGCGAAGTACTCACGCCATGCGCCGAGGTTGGCGGCGCCACCGGCGGTGACGACGAGCGAGGACGCACGGATGGACCCGAGCAGGCGACCCTCGGCCAGTGAGTCCCGCTGAGCGACGGACTCCTGAATCCACGCCTTGACCATCTCCGGGTTCGTCCGGCCGAGCATGTTGCCGAAGGTGTTGCAGACGGGGATCTTGTCGACCTCGAACGTGCGATTGGAGGCGCACACGAAGGCGAGGCACGGAGCGGTGGCGCCGGCGGTGTCCTCGGCCTCGGAGATGATGTCCGATCCGCCCGTGGTGTCCGACAGGATCGGGCCCGGCGTCAGTTGGAACCCGCCACGGTCGGCGGGGATGGAGCGCAGCGCACGGGCGACGGGTCGGTAGTTCGACGTGGACAGCGTCATCACGTCGTAGAGCGGCTGGAGCATCCCGCACAGGCCACCGGCGGCGGTCATGGACTCGGCCTGCTCGGCGGCGAAGTACTGCTCGACCAGCCCGAGGTTGTTGCGGCCGGGGCCGAGCTTGCGGTGCTCGGGGACGGTCGGGGCGCTGACCCGTGCCACCCACTCCACTGCGCCGCCGTTCTGCGCCCGGTTGAGGCGGTCGCTCATCAGGGTGGCGAGCTTGTCCACGTCGAGATCCTGGCCGGCCTCGAAGTGACCGTTACCCGGCAGCGCCGACAGCCGCACGGATGGCGTGCTGACAGGAGCGGGGGCACGGTGGGTGCGTGCGGCGGGGCGACGGACGACGGGAGCGGTGAACGTCGGCGCCGACGGAACGGGCGGAACCGGGGGACGGCTACCACCAGCGGCGATGGCCTGCGGCGGGTCCTCGGTGACCTCGGAGTCGGTCGTCTCGACCTCGGGGGCCGGCGCCAGACGGGCACGGATGGCCTCGCGGCGGGCGTTGTCGGCCTCGGCCTGCTCGGCCCGCTGATCGATGACGGTCAGAACCTCGTCACGCTCGGCGGCCAGCGACTCGATGGCATCGACCTCGGCGGCGGGGTCGTCCAGCATCGTCTGGAGCCGGGTGGTGAGTTCCGCCTGGTGCGCCTCCAGTTCGGCGTCGGTCATGGCCGACAGATCGACGGGGGCGGGGGTCTCATCCGGCTCCGGGGTGGTGGGCAGATCGGGCATCGGTCCTCCATCTGAGGTCTGATGCTCCCTCCCGGCCAGGGAGAGACGGTTGCCCGTCTCGGATCGGCCCCCTGAGAAAGCGGTATGGCGGGGAAGGTTACCCCGAAATCAGTGCATCCTGTGGAACAGGCTCCCCAATGAGCAGGAGCCGGGTCTGAGAACCACAGGCAACCAGCGACTCACGGCCCTTTGAGTACCCCTCAACGAGGATGCCAGAGGAGATGGCGATGAGATTCCAAGGGCCGACGCCGAACTGCGGCCGCCGGTAGTCCACGGAGAACCCGAGGGTCGCTGCCTGGTAGATCTGGTCGTCGTCCAAGGTTGGGTTGATCATCCCCGTGCCCCACAGACCGTGGGCGTCCAGTCCCACCCGGACACGGGCAACCTCCAGCGCATCCCGTCCCCCGGCGTAATACTGCTGCACCTGGGCGATGGATAGGCCCTCGGGGGCATGACCGACACCTCCGACGACGATACCGACCTCCACCACCCGCCCGTCGCTCGTCGGCTGCGGACGGACGTGGAACCTGTGGTCGCTGAACGACTCACCACGGGGGGGACGACCATACCCGGAGACGTGCTCAACGTCAGGGGCGAAGTGGCCGAAGATACGGCCCTCGTCCGTGATCGTGATGGGGGTGTAGGACGTGAACTCGGGGTCATCGAACCACGACGACGGGGGCAGGTCGGAACGGTTGAACCACCACGTAGGCGACAGTTCTGCGGCGGTCACTGATGCCGCCAGCGCCACGACCTCGGCGGGTGGTACTGAACTATTCGATGATTCAGTAGCGGGAGCGGCCGGGCGCCCGTGGTCGGTCAGGGCGGGGATCTCGGCGTCACCGGGAACGATGACGGAGCCGGGGAAGGCGGGGTGATCCACGATGGCGAGCTTCGCCACGTCGGCGTCGAGCACTACGTAGGTAACGATGCACTCGTCCACGGTGTCAAGGTCCACGGGTGCCATCGGGTCCAACTCGGCGCAGTTCTCTGGCGACTGGCGCAACTCCCACGCCCTCGGCTCGTCATGCACCATCGACACCCAGCGGATCAACTGAGAATCGACTACCCGCCGAGCCTCCATAGCCGTGGGCGATGTGTCCCATGTGCCACGGGCACGGACCTCGTCGCCCTCCCGCCACATCTCCGTGATCTGCCCCACCACCACGTCACCGTCGTGACCGTTGCCCGCCTCGCACCACGTCAGGGGTAGTGGCAACGTCCGCCATTGGAGTGCACCCTTCTCCACCAGCCGATGGTCAGGCGTCTCTCTACCTTCGATGGCGACGACGGCCAGCCATCCCGGACCCTCGGTGGCGGCAGTCAGTTTGTCGGCGGTGGACTGAGGGTCGAGCCCGGCTGCGACCAGACCAGCGGCGGTGATCGACAGGGGGGTGATCTTCAGCGCAGTCGAACAACGGCACGAACGGTGGGCAGGCGGACCATCAGACCCATTGGAGAACGGCTGACCGTAGGGCACGGCCTCTCCATCCATGTCAAGGCAGGCGGCATGGACACACCCGGGCGCTGACTTCCACACGACCTCGGACCGCAGGTAAGGAGCGACGTACGACGCCACCGTCTGAGTAGCGGCGGTGCGCACCCCAGCGACCTCATTCTTCGCCACCGTCGCCGGGGTGTACCCCTTGCGCAACTCGTCTGCGATGGCAGAGGCACGCATGGCGACACGGGCACGGATGGCAGGGGACAGGACCGCCTGCGCCAGTAGCCCGGCGGGGGAAGCATCGGCAACGATGCGCTCGGGCAGTGCGTCGAAGACCTCGACGGTGTCGGCCACGGCCACGTCGAGCATGAGCGGCAGCAGAGCGGCGGTGACCTCCATCGGGGCATCCCACGGCACCCTGCCCGCACGGGTCCATCGCTTCTGCAACCGTGCCAGCGCAGCCTCGACGGCCATCTCATGCGTATTGAGGGCACGGGGGCGCAGGGTCACGGCCCCACCCCCACCACGGCGTCCGGCGTCACCACGCCAGTATGGTCCATCGGCGGCAGGCCCACCGTCTCCAACACGGCCACGGGGTCCCATCCGGCCTTGACGAGAGTGGCGGCGGCGGACGCCTGGGCCGACACGTCGGGCGAGTGGATGTCCTCACTCGTGAATCCGATACGCACGGCCGACAGGTCTAGGGTCGTTGGCATTCCGTCAGCGGGGGTCAGCGCCGGCATGAGGTAGCCCTGGGTCAGGTCGTCGCAGAACCGTTCGAGCGCCGGCTCCATGTGATCGTGCTTCAGTGAACGTGCGACCTCAGCGGCATTCGCGAATGTCGTGGACTGGTGCCCGGTGACGATCTCCATGGGGAGCGGCATCCCACGGGCGAACCGTTGCACCGCCGCCTCAAGGAACTCTGCCGCCGGCAGACCGTCCAGTCCCTTTGTGATCTCGACCAGTTCGAAGGCGGACGATGGCACGTCGTCGGCGATGGGCACGACGAGGGGCACGAAGCGGGCGGCGGACCGGGGCTCGGCGATGGCGATGGTCGCCACGTCCACAAGCTGCTGCTGCAACGGGTGGGCGTCATCCGTGCCCTCGGCGACCCCGATCGGCTGCGGTGACACATGGGACTCGGGGATGCGCAGGATGCCCATGAGGGCACGGGACAGTGCGGCGGCGGTTATCACGTCGTTCATGGCGCACATCTGCGCCAACGTGTCGAGGAGCGGGATGACGGGCGAGATGGCCTGATTGGGCATCGACGGGTCCGGCGTCCACAGGCGGCAGACGCTCACCCCCTCGCCGATCTCCGTCGTGCCGTCCGACTGCACGCTCGTCCACTGCCATGCCCCACCTTGGGAGCGGATCTCACGGGTCGAGCACAGCCGCCATCCGGGCTGGCAGAACGTGCCGACCTCGTAGCACTCGCCCACCACGAGGTCGGAGATGGCCCAGGCCCGCAAGAGCCGGTCGTGTGACCCGAGGTCGTCCAACGCCGACTGGGCGGCGGCCGCCGTCTCGTTGACGGGGATGCCGAACTCGTCCAGCCCAGGGACCCATTCGCCAAGGTCGTCCAACACTTCGACCGTCAGAGCACCCCGTGCCAACAGGTCCCCGTAGAACATGGCCGTGTAGTACAACTCGGGCACGTTGTGGAAGTAGCCCCACGCCTCGTCCTGCTTGGACGACACGCCCCGGGCGTTGGGACTGGTGACCCCGTTGCTGACCATCGCCCCGCTGGCAGTCAGCGTCTCCGTTGTCGCCTGGGCGCTGTAGTCCCTACGTCGGCGTCGGTCCCGTCGTGCCATCAGTGGGCGATGGTACCCCGTCGTCGGTGAACGGCCGGAAGATCAGGCAGAAGCACCCTTTGGCGAGACAGAGCCCGTGGCCGTTGATGTGTCCGACGTGGCCACAGCGGCACCGGTCACCCACCACGCACCGCCGCACGTAGTCGCCCATAATGACACCGGCACCCGGCGCAGTCCATCAGGTGCCAGACGATGTCGGGGGTGGCATCGGTGTCGAGTCGCTCGGCGAGGTCGAGGAGGTCGATGTTGAGGGGGTGGTGGGACTCGCCTCTGAGTTTGCGACGGGCACGGGGGGCGTGGGTCATCCGAGCCAACACAAGAAAGACCAAAACCCGATCATAGCCAACACCAGGAGCCACAGACTCGATAGCATGCCGAAGATCAGCCACGCCGTGTAGGCCCGTGGGTATCGACCGGACCACTCCGGGTGACACCGACACTCACTCATCGTCCATCGCCCCCAGCGCCATTTCCAGCCAGCCGGTGACGTAGGCGGCGGCAGGGATGGCGAGGCACCAGTCAGGAAGCCCGAGAGCGAGGGCGCCCATGACGAGGGCGGCGACGTACGGACTCGCGCACCACGGGCACGTGACGACCGAATTGAGTAACCCCCACCAACGAGCCGAAGGACCGGGTGGGATGGCGGGGGTTAGGTACGCACGACTCACCCGCTCCAACACCTTGCCTCGGAACCCGCCCGTCAGGTCATCCTCAACGACTAGATGTGTCAGGCGGGCAACGGCCAGAAGATACAGGACCACAGTTAGGGGGTTGAGGTTGTTCATCCGCTGGTGTGCCAGACCAAGGAGGGGTCCTCCACCGCCGATGCATCCCGCATCTCACACAGGACCCGTATCAGCCCTTCGTAGTCGCCCCACCCGTTCTCCGGGTTCATGGCCCGGAACCGGTCCGGGTCGGCGGTCAGCCCGTCGATGACCCGACGCAGTAGGAAATGGCCCTCAGCGCCACCCATACCTCCGAGGTACATCCACCACGGGATCGTCCCGTGGCCCTCAGGGGCGTTGTGCCACTCACCCGTCTCCCGGTCATACCAACGGCACGGGGCAGTGTCAGCCGGTAGAACGACGCCGAGGTCTTCCAACACGGCGTAGATCATCCGGCTCGTGTTGTGAGTGTAGTCCCACCCCCACTCGTTTCCGATGGGTTCGCCATCCCTGAGAAGCCAGACGGTCCAACTCACCCCGCGCCCCCGTTCTTCGGACGCCCCGCCGCTTCCCATGCGTCGATGGACGACGACAGCCACACGGGACCCATGGCCAGGTCGAAGTCAGGCGCTGGGACCTTGCCCCGCTGACGCCACTTGGCGACGAGGTACACGGGCTCGTTGATCCGCTGCGCCAGTTCGGCGGTACCGAGGACTGAAATAGTCATGTCACCAGTATAGACGGATTATCGAGACAGGGGCAAGACCTAAGACACCCTCGACGGGACGACGGTGGACAGGGGCCCGGTGGAGATGCGGAGCGTGGTCTGGCGGCGGGAGTGGAAGGCGAGGCAGGCGGCGTCGGCAAGGTCGGGGGACTCGATGCCCCGCTTAGCGGCATCCTCCTTCGACTCGACGAGGATGCGCCCCCGCAGGTCGAACGAGTACCGCAGAGACGTTGACTGCGCCCGGAGTGCTTTGGCTTCTTGCCCCGTCACCGCTATAGCGATGTCGCCCGTGCGGAACCGGTCACGGTACGTCCACCAGTCCTCGTCCCGCAGCCGCACGAACTTCTCCTTGTCCCGTGCCGCCGAGCCGGCGTTGACATCGACGACCCTGTGCCCCTGCGCCCGCAGGATATCCAGCACCGGCCCACCAAGCCCCGCCGAGTCGCCGTTGATGAGCGTCACGCCGAGATCACGGCAGATGCGCCCCGCCCACCCCGCCACCAGTACCCCGTCCGCCCCGTGGATGCGCTCAAGGTGGATGACCAACGGACCACGACGCACACAGATGGCCGAGTCGTCGGTGCCGAAGCGGGCGATGTCGAGGCCGGCGATGGGCGCCTCGGCGGGGTTGAGGTCGTCGGGGTGGAACGTCCGTGCTGTCGCCTGGTCGAACCATGACATGGGAACGATGGTCTGCACCCCGGCGTCAGGGAAGGCGCCCAGTACCTTCGTCTGCCACTGGAACGACTCGGGACCGTGCTCGTCGAGGATGTGCGCCGCCCACCCCGGCGTCACCAGCTCCGGGCTGACGATCGGGCACCGGGCGACCTCGCCCTCGGGGTCGGCCAGAAACGCCGGGAGTGAGGTGGCGGCGAAGTTGGGCGTGTCGAACGCCGAGATCGGGATGCAGTGCCACTTGGACGACACGGACGCATCGAAGAATGGACCTGAGGACTCGGACGGGTTGCCGATCGCCAGCACCGCCGTGTCCGCCGTCGCCATCTGGCCCTCCAGCGCATCCCAGATCTCGGCACTGACCCCGGCCGCCTCGTCCAGCACCACCAGGACCCTCGGGGCGTGCCAACCCTGGAACCTCGTCGGCTCGTCGGTGCTGAACCCCTTGGCGAAGTTCTGTGGGCCGATGTGCCAGTCGGGCGCCCGAGGTGAGATCTTCCCCGGCAACTGCGCCCCCTTGCACGCCGACCGCACCTCGGCCCACAACTGAGCCTCCACCTGCCGCCACGTCGGCGCCGTCGAGATGGCGATGGCCCCGTCCGACCCCGACACCCAGGCAGCGATGGCCCGCCCCGCCGTCCACGTCTTCCCCGAGGCGTAGCACGAGGGCACCACCACGCGTCGGTGCTGCCACAGCGCCACGAGAATCCTCGCCTGCACCGACCAGAGGGATTCGTGGAGAACGTCGGTCACGAACCCGACAGGGTCATCCCGGTACTGGTGGAACTTCCGTAATTGCGCCAGCCGTAATTGCTGCAACAGCAGCAGCTTCTCGTACTGCCTCCGTTCCGAGTTGCTCGGCAAGGCGACGGAGTTCGGCATCGATCACATCCTCGGTCAGCACCTGGATCTTCATGGGCACAGGAGTGTCCAGCCCCAACAGCTTCGCCCGTCGCTCAGCGATGCGCAGGAGCAACTGGCCGGCGGCGATGTTGACGCCGGCATCGTTCACGACCACCACGTTCTCCGAGCCACCATCGGGGCCGGTAACGAGGTACACCACCTGCCCGGCGCTGACGTAGGGGTGCTTGGCGAAGTACATCTCCCACGCCTTCACCAGCATGACGTCGAGCCGCTCGACCTCCATCGCCCGCAGTTCCTCAACCATCGGCGTCTCGTGCCGGTCGAGGGCCTTCTTGACCAACTGGTGGGCACGCTGGCCGGACACCCCGAGGTCCTTGCCGATGGCCTCGTAGGTCGCCCCCCGGCGCTTCATGTCGAGGGCACGAAGCTCCCTGTCGAGGTTCTCCGTCGTCGAGGTCGCCTTGCCCGCCATGTCAGCGACCGCCTTCCAAGTTCTCTGTGTCAAGGTCCGAGGACATGAGCCGATGGTACCCCCGGGCTTCACCGGACGATTCACCCTCAATACCGAATTACCGTACCCGCACGCACGCCCGCTCCCATTCACCGTGCAATACCCGCACCCCCTCCCCCCCCCCGCCCCGTGTGAAATACCATGGGGTCCCCCAGGGACCCATACATAAGTAGTTACCAACCCTAGGGTACCCGTGAGGGGAGGGGGCGCAGGTACGGTAATGGGTAATTGCGGGTAATCGTCCCCTCGTCCACGGTGATCGACGGTGTTTGACTCTCCCTGTCGCCCCTGGCACCGTGATAGGGTCACCCTATGCTCGCCCCCGATGATTCCCGCCACGGGTCGATGAACGGCTACACAAACTGGCTCTGCCGATGCCAACCATGTCGAGACGAGTGGGCGGCCTACTGCCAGAGACGCAAGGCCGAACGCCCTCCCCTCGCCCCCGACGACCCCCGCCACGGCAAGGCGAGTACCTATGGCAACTGGAACTGCCGGTGCTCCCAATGCACACGGGCGTGGGCGGACGCCACCCGTGAGAGGTCCCGCCGTCGGTCACGAGCCTCGTGACGCTCCGTCCCGAGGCGTACCACGGCCCCGCTGGGCTGGTGACCAAGGCGTACGCCCCACACACGGAGGCCGACCCGGCGGGCATCCTTCTAACACTCCTAGCACTGGCCGGCAACGCCGCCAACGTCAAACCTCGGGTCCACATCGTCGCCGGGCACTCACACCGGCTGGCGTTGCAGACGGTGCTCGTCGGTGACACCGCCTACGCCCGCAAGTCCACCGGCATCACCGTCGCCAAGTCGCTCGCCAAACGGGCGGCCGACGCTCCGTGGCGCACACGGTTCCGCTCGACCTTCACCAGCGCCGAGGCCATCGTCGCCGAGGTCGCCGACCCAGTGGAGGACTCTGAGACGAAGGGGATGGATGGCAGCATCGACAAGCGGCTGGTGATCTGCGTGCCCGAGATGGCGACCCAGATCGAGGCGGCGCTGCGCCCACAGTCGGCCATCTTCCAGACGCTGCGGCTGGCTTGGGATGGGGATTCCCTCGCCGCCATCAGCCGGCGCTCGAAGCTCATGGCCGACGAACACCACATCAGCCTCGTCGGAGCCATCACCCGGTCGGAGCTGCGGAGTCGGTTGCCGGTGGCCGAGGCGGCGGCGGGCACCGTAAACCGGATGCTGTTCTGCCGGGTGTCCCGCACCCAAGAACTGCCCTTCGGCGGGACGATCAGCGACGACGAGGACGCCGACCTTGTGCGGGTACTGCACAGGGCCATCGAACAGGCTCGCCCTCTCGGCACTATCCGGTACGACGACGAGGTGCGGCAGTGGTGGGGCGACCCGAAGACGGGCCGTTACCACGAGATCGTCAGTCGCAACGGGTCTGACCCACTAGCGGCGCACTTCGCCCGGGAGGACGTGATGATCGTGCGCGTGGCCGCCGTGTTCGCCGCCCTCGACGGCAGTCATTGGATCACTATGCCCCACATGAACGCCGCCCAGGCGATCTGGGATCACTCCGTGGAAACGGTGCGGTGGGTATGGGGCGACCCGACTCAGGACCGCCCCGTGCGCAACCTGCTCAAGGTGGTCATGGACACGGTGCCCCCTGGGATCGGCAGGTATGAGGCATCCGAGATGTTGGGCCGCCCCAAGTCCGAGAGCATGACCTCTTGGATAGAGGCGCTGACCGACGCCAACCTCATCTGCGCCCATACCAAGATCACCGGGACTAGGGGCGCCCGCCCGCTGTTCCTGTACCCCTACCGCCAGTGCGGGTACCCCTTGGATCATCCCGACCCCCCCTTAAACCTGAACCACCTAGCCGAGAGAGCGAGGCAGCGATGAACCTCAGGGAAGACGAGAAGATCATCCAGATCATGCCGCCGGGGCGATGGGACTTCGCCCAGGGCGACCACATGATCGGATGGGGTCTGACCGACGCCGGCCGAGTGGTGCCGATCGGGCTTGTCCATGTCGCCGTCCCAGAGGACGCCCAAGAGGTACTCGGGGGCGCTGAGTGGTTCTACCACGGCGAGGACTGCTCCTGGCACCCGATTGTGTACCTGGGCGATTGACCCCCGACCTCGACTGGCGCAACCCCGAGGCCGTGTACCCGTACACCGACGAGGACGGCGCCCTCCTGTTTCACGTCCGTCGCTACCGTGACGCCGACGGCGCAAAGGTTGTGATCCCCTTCACCCCCGACAGCAAGGCCGGCGCCCCCGAGGAGCGGGTCCTGTACCGACTCCCCGAGGTACGCCGGCAGGCAAGGGCAGGGGGCGTCTGCGTACTAACCGAGGGCGAAAAAGACGCCGACAACGTGGCGTCACTGGGCATGTGCGCCACCACTCCTCCGTTCTCCTCATGGCGACCGAGCTACTGCACCAGCCTCCGAGGGGCGACCGTGGTCATCATCGCCGACCGGGACGACGCCGGCTACGCCAAGGCCCGTGCCCGTCGTGACTGCCTGCTCCGCTGTGGGGTCACCGTCGCCGCCGTCCTGCACACACCCCTGGGGCACAAGGGCGCCGACATCTCCGACCATCTGGCGGCGGGGCTCGGGTGGGCCGGCCTTGAGCCCGTGCCCCCACTCATCCTCGCCGGGCTGCGCTTCGACGAGCATGGGCGATGGGATGGGTGGGGATCGTGGCGGTTCCCACCAACCGAGCGGGACGGGGCGCTGCCCACTCCCGAACCGGAGTTCCTAGCGGTTTGGGCCGCAGGCACCGTCCGCCCTCTAGACAATGCCCCCTAGAGTCGGCTACACTCACCCCGTACCGTCATCCGACGTTCGTTAGGAGTGCAAATGCCCACAGGTACCTACCCCCCCCCGACACTCGTGCTTGAGATTCAGGACCCGCCCGCCAAGAAGACGACCGCCCGTATCTCGCTGGCCGTCCTCTACGCCGACGCTCTCGCCGTCATCCAGGGACGCCCGAACGTCTGGCACGCCTTCCTCGACTACGGCGACGAGCGCAGCAGTGCGGCAATCTCGGCCCGAGGCTCGCTGACCAAGCGCACCACCGGCTACGAGTTCCAGACCCGCAAGGGTCGCCTGTACGCCCGATACATCGGCGTCAACGGGCAGGGTTCGTAGATGCACCATCTCGACCTTGACACGATCACCCTCAAGAAGGGCGGTCACGCCCGCCGAGGCAAGTCGTCCTTGTGCGTCATGGAAGCCGTGGCATGGTGGGCGGAAGAGAAGCACACCGACCACCCGGAGTGTGTGTCCGGCGTCATCGGGGCGTTCCTCCGTCGGTGGAACGACGACCTGGACGACGACGGGCGTCAGATGCTCAAGCCCTACATCCCGAAAGTGGTCGGGACCAACACGGGCGCTGCCGACGAGCAGGTCCGGGCGTGGATGGTCACGGACTGGATGGTGCGGACGTACCTCCCAGCATGGCTGAGACTGGCGAAGCTGGAGGACCAGGCTGTCGCTGTCGAATCGCTGTCGCCGCTGCGGTCCGCTGCCGACTGGTCCGCCGGCAGGGCTGTGGTGGAACGCTCCCGTCAGGGAGCGGCCGCTGCGAGGGCCGCTGCGAGGGACGCTGCGTGTCCTC